TAAATCGAAGTAGAGGTGTTTGTTTACCCGAAATACAAAGGGTTTGCTCAGATGCTTTTATTGAAGGATTTAAGAAAGGTGTAAAATTGATTAGAAAGGAATCAAATGATAATAGCATGGTTTTCTTGCGGTGTAACATCCGCAGTAGCTTGTAAGATAGCATTGAACTTGTATAACGATGTACAACTCTATTATATCGAAACAGGTTCCGGGCATCCAGATAATGTCCGATTTATCTCAGATTGCGAGAGATGGTACGGGCGGCCAATTCATACCATTCGCAGCGATAAGTATCTTAACGTAGAGGATGTGTTGGCTAAGAAAAGATTTATTAATGGTCCTACTGGTGCAGCTTGCACATTCGAATTAAAGAAACAAGTCCGTTACAAGCTGGAAAAAGAGTTGGGAAATTGGGACGGTCAAGTCTGGGGATTCGACTTTGACCCGAAAGAAATAAACCGTGCTGTCCGCTTTAAACAGCAATATCCTGATACAAAGCCGTTGTTCCCACTTATCGAGCGACAGATAACCAAGCAAGATGCAATGGGAATGCTTTGGAAAGCTGGCATTGAAATCCCTGCCATGTACAAGATGGGTTACAATAACAATAATTGTATCGGTTGTGTCAAAGGTGGAATGGGCTACTGGAATAAGATACGGAAGGATTTCCCGAATGTGTTTGATCGGATGGCTAAAATTGAACGAGAAGTAGGAGCAACGTGTCTGAAAGACCAATCTGGAAAAATATTTCTTGATGAGCTTTCTCCTAACCGTGGAGAAATGCCGGAAGAGATGATACCGGATTGCTCTCTTATATGCCAAATAGAATTTCAAGAATTACTTGACCGGCAGGTAGAACGAGTATTGAAAGGAGAAATTAGTATTAATGATGTAGTCTGAAAAGCTCAAAACAAGATAGGAATGAATATGAGTGGAAAAGATGTATTAAGGCTATTACTTATCAGTTACGGTTTTTGCCGTAATATTGAGATAAGTACTTATATTGGAGATGGTGGATGGATTGGTTACGAAGTATCGGCCAGTAATGACGATGGCATTGAATACTATGAAGTAGATTGTGAAGGTTTACTTTTTCATATATACGAGATACAGAAATTTATGAGATATGAAAATATTGAACCTCGTTCAATGCTTGGAAACTTTAGCAACAAACATCTTCTTTCAGATGATTCTTTAAATAAGCTACTGAATATGTCAGAAAATAAAAATTACTGTAAAACAAACCCTTATGAATAGGCGTAAAACAGATTAGAAATGAGTGAAACAAAAATAATATTAGATGCCTGTTGTGGCAGTAGGATGTTTTGGTTTGACAAAGAAAACCCTTTGGCTTTGTTTGCTGACATTAGGGACGAAGAATACATTCTTTGCGATGGCCGAAATCTGAAAGTCCACCCAGACATCGTATCGGACTTTACCGATATGCCGTTTTTGGATAAATCCTTTAAACTGGTAGTGTTTGATCCACCCCATTTGCTAAAAGTTGGTAAAAATAGTTGGTTAGCCAAGAAGTATGGTAAACTTCCTGAAGATTGGCCAAGGGTGATAAAAAAGGGAATTGATGAATGCTTTCGTGTTCTGGATGACTACGGAGTTCTGATTTTCAAATGGAATGAGGATCAGATAACAGTTAGGGAAGTATTGAGTGCCATCAATCGGCAACCACTCTTCGGCCATACTACTGGAAGACATGGAAAGACTATGTGGATGTGTTTTATGAAACTGCCAATTAACTAATAACGGTATAGAAAGGAATGAATTATGAATAAAAGAACAATTCAAATAGATGTTATCGGTCCGATAGAAGAAACTGAATTAATGAAATGTAAATTGTATGTTGATGGTCGTGTGTGTGTAATCGGAATGTCACTATATGACTATGAAGAGTTAATGCGAGAAAAAGTGTTTATCCGGGATGGTAAGAGCGTTGATTCTGCTGGTGTGATAAACACGACTAACACTTTCATCGAAAAAGATTAATATTTAAAACAATATAAAAATGAACAAAGAAGAATTTCAGACAAAGAAAAATGATATTGATTCAAAAATAAGGGAATTGAAGAATCAGAAAATTCAGTTGGAAAAGGAATACATTGAATCCAACCAAGGATTTCCTGTTGGAAGCAAGGTCTGTATAACGGTCATGGCTCATGAAAGGAACAATGAAAGGATATTGGTTCCCGAAGCAAAGAAGTTAGCCTATATTGTAGATTATGAGATTGATGATGACGGAGAGGTCGTTCCCTCTTTAAGACAGTTGGATTGCAATGGGGGTATGTCAGCAATACCTTTATATGTTAATTTTAAGAAGACTATAATTGAATTAGTGTGAGTTAATTAAAAATGGAACAATTATGAAACAAAAGGACATAACTATTGAATGGCTTAGATTGGAGTTTTATAAATGCAATCATGCCAAGTACAGAAAGTATGCTGATGAATGGCTAAACAACCTTACTGATGCACAGATAGATGGATTTGAAAAACAGCGAATAGGACAAATTGATAAATCTAAATGCGTATGAAACAGACAGTAGAAGAAGTGGCAAGAGAAGCGGCAGAAGATTGTTATGAATGTCATTACGATGATAGCTTAGAAATGAGGTTAGTTAAAGAGGCATTCATATATGGTGCCGAATGGCAGTCAAAGCAATCGCCTTGGATAAGTGTTAAGGAAGGGTTGCCGGAAAAAAATACAGGTGTGTTTTTTACAGTGGAATGGAAAGATTCTCGTAAAGGATATTTTGTTGGCTTGTATTATGGAAATGGTCAATGGGAATCGGATAATCGAATATTTTTACAAGATTCTCCCCTATATCGTATTACTCACTATATGCCGATCCCGTCTTTCGATGATATACTCGAAGCCAACAGGGATGTACTGGAACGGAAAAGAGAAAGGAGATTAAACATGGAAGTAAATAACGGAATAATAATAGACGGAGTGCTGCATGAATTGAAGGAAACGAAACGTAATGATTGTTTGAAATGTTCTTTACGTGATTTATGTCAAAATGAGTTCGGAAACGGATGCCTATGTTGGATTAATTTAGCTTCGGAATTAGAGATGACAAATAATGAATTTAAGTGTCGTGGTAAAGTAACTAATATTAAGATAGATAAGGAGGAATAACTATGGGATTTACAACACCGTGTTTCATAAGAAAAAATACCGAAACACTTAGAAAGAAGCTAGAAGAATTGGGATATGAAATACTTAATTCTGGTAATACAACCTTAGATGCACATAATTATGACGGAAAGGGAAGTCATAAAAGTATCGAAGAAGGAAAAGCTATTATAACGTCTTATGGTAATTTATATGGAGTGATATATAATGTAGATACCGTAACCAAGAAAGGAAGGATTGATTGCGGAACGAATGAAGAACTTTTCCTGGCCATTGCTGCATTGAGAGATGATACAGACAAGAACCAATGGTTTACGGATGGTGATAAATGGATTCTGTGTCCTGAAATCAAGTTCTCTACTTATTGGGTTTACAATGATGTTGACGTGAATTTGGACGTCATTCACAAGGCTACCGTAGACGAACTGATTGAACACTTTAAAACAAAGGAGGAACAATGAAAGCAAGAATAAAATCAACAGGAGTTTTGGTAGATGTAACTCCCCAATTAAACATCAACCCTCAACATAGCAACGATTATTTATATGTATGTGATAACATGGTTTACAGAGAATGCGAACTTGATTTTTCAGCTATCGACTGGGAACAGAGGCGATATGAATTAGCGAAAGATATTATTAAGGCTGTTGTAGCAGATGACCGTGGGGGTAATTCTGATGCAATCGCTAAATATGCGGTTAATTGCGCTGATGCACTAATTAAAAGATTAAAGGAGAATAATTATGAATAGCGTACAGACACAAACACTTTCCATTAACGGAGATGGAGGTGGTGAGGCATATATTGATTTTTGCGATGGCCAATTATGTGTTTCAGTTGTCATAGAAGGGAAACAGGCAGATTTTCACTTTGAGCCTGTTACGTTAAAGATGTTTGCCCATGCTTATAAATTACATTGTGAAGAGTGTGAAGAATGTGAAAAGAAGAAAGGAGAATAACTATGAAAGTGTTAAGAGATAAAACTCCTGTCGCTCGTAAAGAGCACAGGTGCAATTTTTGCGGTGGAGTAATTTCCGTTGGAGAAAAATACAACAGACAGACCAATGTTTATGACGGTCGTGTTGATGACTGGGTATCCCACTGTGAATGTTCCAAGTTAGCCTGTGAACTTGATATGTTTGATGATTGCGATGAAGGACTTGACGATGATGGATTTATAGATAACCTTAATCAGTATGTTTACGACAATCATTATGACGATAAAATAGATGATATTGCGAAGGATTGGCAATTACCACGTTATGAATTAGTAAAGAAAGTGTTGAATGAATTAAACAAGAAATAGTTATGACCGAAGAACTTGTAACATTAGAAACAGCAAAGTTGCTGAAAGAGAAAGGATTTAATGAGTATTGTAAAGATATTATTAAAGAAGACGATAATCGGATAATGCAATCTGTGTTCCGAACAAATAAGAATTTGCCAAAATTGTGTTATAGTCGTCCCACTCAATCCGTTGCACAAAAGTGGCTACGTGAAATAAGAGGTGTGTATGTATATGTAGAACCTGTTATTGGAAAAAGATGGACGCTTTCTTTTTGTGATTTCAATGTTCCAGTAGAAGAAAGCGACTGGATGGAGAAGGAAATAAACAAAGGGAATGGCTATAAAGTATATGTCACCTACGAGGAAGCACTGGAAGCAGGATTACAGGAAACATTAAAACTTATATGATTATGGAAATAGCGGAATCAATATTTAAATTCATCCTTGCCTCATTAAACGTTTGTGCTCTGGCATTTACTTTAATTTTGGTAAGCAAGTGGCATATACGCATGGAGAATAAGCTGGATGAGATAGAAAGATATGTTCGTCGTGTGTCAGATCGTAACGATATTGTTTTCCTTAACCAGCTCTCGGAGCTGCAAAGAAAGTTGATAAGGGAGGAACGATATGAGGAAGCCGATAAGATTGGGAAAATAATCAAGGATGAAGAAATTAAATTAGGAATAAGGAAATGAGCAATATTAATTTGAACGAACTACGGGATCGATCTTATAAGACAGCTTGTGATCACGGTTTTCATGATAAAAGACTGAGTGAAGAACACTGCCTTTGCCTTGTTATTTCCGAACTTATGGAAGCTGTGGAAGCGGATAGAAAGGGAAGATTAGGAAAGAAATGTAAATCACGTTTTGAAATGGACTATAATAGCTATCCTGCATTAGTGGAAGAAGAAAAGCGATTTAAGTGTTCCTTTGAAAAGCATATAAAAGATACACTTCCAGACGAACTAAGCGATGCGGTTATACGTCTGCTTGACCTTGCAGGACTTCGAGGAATAAGCCTTGAATCTGCTAGTAATGATATTAACTCCGAATATATAGATGATATTGCCTGCATGTACAGCCAATTGAGTTTCACGGAAGCGATATATTCTATATTTATCAAACCAATTGTAGATTACAAATATCTTTCTACGATTATAAATGACATGATATTTTCAATCTTTGCACTAGCCAAACATCTTGACATAGATTTGCTATGGCATATTGAGCAGAAACAAAGATATAACGAATTAAGACCTAAGTTTAACGGAAAAAAATATTGATTATGAAAACAATTATATTTACAATCATATGTATTATCGCCCTATTATGGGTCGGAGATCTAACAATTACATTTAAACCGTTTTCCATCTCGTTGCCCGGTTGGTATAAGCCTATAGGTATCCTTCTATTTTTTCTGTCAATGGCAGTATATACCACAGGGGAATATACCAAAGGGTATAAACAAGGTTTCGATGATGGAGTAAAGGAATGTATTGAAATACTTAAAAAGAAATGAACTAGAAACGTGAACTACCGCTAATTCTTTAGTTTTGCGGTAGTTCACTACTAAATGATTTGTGGATAATTGACAATCAATCTTCTGTTTTCAGAAAAACATTCTTTAACTCATCTTTCCTTAAAGAGCCGTATTTTATAGCACGGTCAATACGTTTTCGAGCATTTCCGTCTTTAGCCTTTATAGTATTCTTAGAATTATCCTTAGATATAATTAGTTTGACCAGCTCATTCAGAGGAATAGGGGATGTCGTATCTCTATCCCAAATAGAAGTGAAAAAATCTTTTGCAGGTTTTCCCATAAGTAATTTCTTTTCCGTTTCATCACCAACTTTTTCAAAATGAAGGTAAGGCTCCGAAATAATATTGAAGTAGGGCAGGAGCGACTTCTCATCCGGTTCACTCACCATGCGAGTTTTTAGTAGTTTTAGATAACGTCCTCCATTCCTTGTACGTCCTATGGCAAATACCCCGTCTGCAAAGTTAGACAATATCTTACTTCCTGCCATATTGGTTTTAGACAAGGGCTTCCATTCCTCAATCTTAGGCGTATGCGCTATCACCATGATACTGATTTTTAGCTCACGCTTCAATCTAGTGAGACCGTCCATAATAACTCCGGCATACTCTGCTTCCGCTGTCTGGGTGGATAGCTATGAAAGATTGTCAAGTATCATAATCTTTGATTTAGTGTCAAGCAATTTATCCTTTATCCCTTCAATTACGTTCATGCTGAACTCTTCGCTATCCACGTTATCAGATATGGTGCATCTGACAAGATTTTTAGGGAACTTGGCATTTTTATACCGTCTTGCAAGCTGCCTGTCCGAAAGCTCAAAATCGAAGTACAACACGGCTTGCGGTGGCATCTCCACTTCTGTACATTCGCTCTTCCCTTTAGCAATCTCGTAGGCTATCTGTGTGGCAAGAATAGACTTACCAATACCACTGTCAGCGAACAAGAAAACAAGCTCGTTCTCCCACCAAAAATCACCCCACAACCTATGGATAGGCGGTTTTTTCTTCCCATCCTCAATGACTGACTGCATATCGGACGAACTGAACAATGGTATTTGTTCAACCATATCGCCATCATCAGGAATTGGCAAAGCATTTTGTTCAAGTAGTTCTATACTATCTTGTATTTGTTTTTCTTCGGTCATAAAATATTAATTTTCAATTCTATCAGGTGCCGGCATTTCCAGCAGCCTGATAGCCTTAATCGTTTTTCTACCTTCCAAGATAGCTTTGCATAATCTATGGTATCCGTCTGCTATTTGTCCTACTTCATCCAGTATAATAGGATAGTCTAAAGAACAATCAAGAACACGTTTGCATTGAAAGATGAAACTATGAAGCTGGCTGCACTCAAACGGTTCAACAGTCAGGTCTATATTCCACAATGGCATATCACGTATAGGGTATTCCTTTGCTTTCGCGAAATTATAAAGTGTTTGAGCATTCCATATCTTATTGTCTCTGTGGTATTCACTTTCAGCGAAAGTCATATTATCTATTGGTACTTTCATACTATTTACTTATTTAGCCCATTCGGACTTAGGTATACAATTCATTGACTTAAACCTGCCGGTCACTTCATTGTGACCGTATGAGTACACATAGCAGATACCTTCTCCGGTAATGTTAACAGTAGATTCTGCACCCACATACAGCTTGCAAACGCTCCCTTTCGGAACATGGAACTCAACCTTTGAAGCAAGCACCGTAGTAAGCGTGGAATCCTGCTCTATTTGCCCATTAAAGTCCACGTACAGGCACGAAGTATATCCGTCCTTGTTCCGCTTCCATTTACCATTAATATAGTCAGAAAACGTTTGTTTCATATACTGAATATCCATACCGAATCCAAAGCTATGGGCATCTGCCAACAGCTCCACACCGTTTGAATCCAAAGCTATATTCATTAACGCTTCCTTACTTGTAGCGGAATTCCACTTAGTTTTGTAAGCACCGCAAAGACCGAGCATGATGGCATTACGTTTAAAAGCAAGCAAATCACTCATAAAATTGGGAATTTTTTTAGTTCAACTTCTATAAGTTCTTTTATCATCATTACGGCATTGTCTGAATCAGGAATGCTCTTATAAGTCTTTACAGATCGTATAATGTTACGTGCATGAATATGAGAATGCTTTTCTAACGCGCTGTACGATACCCCAAATCGGTCATGCGCAACCACAAACACGGCAGGTCTTGCCATCCTTTTTACGAACGGTATATTTGTCTTCCCTTCGTATAAAGACAATGGAGATATGGGCGAATATTTATCCTTGCAGAATGCTTTGTTTACGCAATCGCACACAATACGCTCAACCTTTCTTATAACGTCCGATTTTAAGCAATTTTCTCCTTCTGACATACTTTTCTATTATTTTCTTTTGGTCTTCATTAAGAATTTCACCCATAACATACATATTGCCAATAGTAGCCTTTCTAAAATCCACTTCCTTTTTCCCACATTTACCCATATTACAATCTACACCTTTTGAAACATTCGGTATTATCACATGGGTATTGGTGCATCCTTTTACGGGTATCGCCTTAAAGCTAAGAAACATATTACCGTTTCTCACCTTAATGCATCCTGTTTCTACATCGGGAATAAAAAGCCCCTTTGTCACTTCTCCGGTCTGCTTGTCCTTGAATGACACCCATTTCACACCGGGATGCCGTTCCATCTTTATGTAGATGTGATATACATTGTCCGGGTTATACCTGTCCTTTCTCGGTTTCAACACTTCCATCGAATACCTCCTTAGCCTCTTCTGCCATGATAACCTTCTGCTCAAATTCAGCATTCGCCTTCAAATCTTCTTCAGGTGGCGTAGTGTTCATTGCTTTATTCAAATCTTTCATCTGACCTTCCATCCACTTCATATAATTTTCGGCTTCTTTCTGCGCTTCATTAATATCTGTGAACACAGCCATAGGCTTGATAAGGTTCGCTTCGGTAAGCACCTTCATACCGTTCAAGAACTCCTTGTTGGTGGAAGTAGTTCCCCCGAACATTTCATTCTCCTTGCCTTTGATGGACTTCTTGAACTCCACCATATACTTCAGCCAAGCATACAGCGATGTTTCATGCGCCACACCGTCCAATCCTACTGCGTACGGGGTAGTGAACACTCTGAATCCTGTGTAGTTCTTAAAACAGGCATATCCTTTCGTGATTACAATCTCAAACGAGCCGAAGTTTTCTCTCTCCAGCACATCTTTTTCTTCTATGATAAACTCAAAGCCTTTGGTTTCTTTCTTCTTTGCCATAGTTATTCTTCTTTTAAATCCTTAAACTTACCACTTTTCACATTCCAAATGCAATTTGCAGCCCATTCGATAAGATACGCCCTCGCTTCGCCATCATCAAAATTAAAACCACTCAATCCAAACGAATCGGATATAAAGTCAGTAATATGGCTTGCTTCGTGGGCAGTCGTTCCGACAGACAATCTGTCTTTCCTGAATATCCCGCAAAAGATACCTATCCAACCGCTTTCCTTGTCGCTTACAGGGTAGCAAGATGCAACTGTAGTCGTGCTGTTCCACGATTCTTCGGCATCAAAATCTATTCGTTCATTCTTTTTGTTTAGCAGCCAAAACTTATCTTTTACATCTTCAAATGACGGATTTACGCTTACCCACAATCTAAATGGGTATATTGTTGGGCTAAACTCGTGTATTTGGTGTTTCTTATCTGTCATATTTATTATTCATTTATGATTACATACTTCCGTATTTGAACGAAGCAAAACAATCATTTTCATCATTAACGAAAAAGCCAAGTTCATCAAGGACTTTCTTGTCCTCATCAGAAACAACGCTCGGGTCAACATCAACATAAAGAATATCATACTCGCAAAATGTAGGGTAATTTTTATTACCGTACTTTAAGAATATCTGCAACGCCTTAATTAAATCTTCCGTGATTATTCCTCCTTTCTCGCGTTCCTACCTCTTCTCTGCTTGAACGCTTCCTTAGCGTCCTCTACCTCAATAACACACTCTCCTTCGTCCTCAACGGTGGCAATGGCTTCGTTATCTTTTAGTTCTTCCTCAATAACAGGATTAACCGCTTCCTCCGCTTCTTCCACAACAGACTTCCCGAATCTAGGTTTCTCTTGGTTCATGTTCAGCTTCTGCATATCCATTGCGTACTGCAACTGGTACGCCTTGAACTTCTCATCGTCCGAGTCAATGATTTCATCCGCATAGCCAGTATAGTGCATGGCGATAGTTCGTCTGTTTGCTTTCATGGCCATTCCCAACGCCTCTTCATCCACGTACATATACGGATGGATGGAAATAAGCCCATCAATAGGAGAAAGCCGTCCGAATGTCTTCTTGTACTGGATAAGTCCGTCTGCCCTCTGCTCCACAATGGCGTAGGCATTCATGAGGTTCTTCTTTTTGATAAGAGCGATAGCCAATATCCAAGTAAGCCCCAGTTCGGGATTGAACTTCTTTGGCAAGTCTTTCAGCTTGGCGAAAGACAATGCTTCTGATAAGGTCTCTGTTTCTAAAAACATAGCAATATAGAATTTAATTTTATTCGTTAGGAAATTGTTCGTCATATCCGAAGGAATGTCCGTAAACGTTCTTGAACGTAAACGTCACTTCCTTGTATTTCTGTCCGTAAAGGGTGTCGCTTTTAGGCTCTGTGGCTCCTGAAAGGTACATCAGAACCTTTCTCTTCCTCGCTGTATCACGGTAGGCAATCTTGGAGCCAGTAATGAAAGCCATAAAGTCACGGTAAGACTTATCATCCTTGGTGTCATCCTCCAAGAATATCAATGTCAGTTTTATAGTTGTCTGCTTGTATGCCGGTGTGCTGGAAACATACACCTCCGCCTTACTTGTCTCGGCAAAATCCTCTGCATACATATTTGTAGGCTCTCCATAAGAATTAAGGCCCGTACATTCTTTATACCTCAAACCGGGAAAATCTATTTCCAAGTCTTTCCAAACGGCACCAAGCTCACCGTAACGCATCATATAAAACTTATAGTCATTCATATTATGAATATTATAATACACGCAAATATAATTAATTAAATTCATATATTAAAGCTTTACTTTAATATTTATCACTATGATATATTTAAATCCGTTTCAATATTAAGTTTTTAATCTTAAAAGTAAAAGAGTACTTGAAATATACTTTGCATTGCATATTAGACATACCCTATATAAATAAAGGAAAAATGTCTAATCCAAAACCCATAGAAAGAAAGTAACATAAAGAAAGAGTGAGCACAGCGAACACCTCACTCCCTTTGTTTATTTAAATAATCAAAGGGGAATAAAAGCAATCTGAATAGGGAAGCATCAACGTAAAACATGAATATCGATATAATGATAAATAATATTATTTTACATAATAAATTAAGTTGTGTATGTAAAAAATGCAACATTATAAAGGCGTGAAAATTCAGAAAAAAAATAAAAAAAATCGGGAGAGGGCGGATGTTTACGGATGCATTGGCATAGGGGGGTGGGGTATACCTGCAACATATTGCAACGCTCGTTTGATTCGTTGTATACGGCTTTAATAAAGGCAATATAGGGCAAAGATAGGTGTAGGCGATACATTGTGAAGATGAAAGCAAAAGGGCTTAATATTGCACTGATTAGGCTTCTAATTGTATGTTATTTAACATGTGATATTTTTATGTTTGTTTGCAAATTTAGCAGGTAAATATTTGGTAGAATGGTAATTTTTTTGCACCTTTGTGTTGTGAAAAGGAAAGGATATCACATAGTGATAACACAAGATATCCGATTCCTTTTACAAGGACAAGCGTAAAGCGAAGCATATGCGTTTACATCCAAAAGCGTGTTATTAAATGATGGAATAAAAAGAGAGCCTTAATACTGGAATATTAAGGCTCTCAAAGGATCAAAATACTAAGGTATCTTGCTTCCATCACACGGAGCAAAGATACTTCTCTATTTCGATTCTTGCAAATATTCTTCCATTTTTTTTTGATTGGTGTTATTTGGCATTATCCAATATTATTAACCACTGTTTCACGCTATACTTTGAATTATTAACAATTTAAATATAACAGTTATGAAAGCAATGAATTTCTACACACAAAACGGTTGGGCCGGTTCAAATTATGACAGCAAGTTAAGTACAAAGGAAATCGCCGCAAAAGTTAGGTCTTATGCAAAGAAGAATTTCCCGGGTTTTAAATTCTCTGTTCGCTCTGAATGGAGCATGTACACTAATTCAATGTATATCGAATTAAAATCCGGCCCTTGTGTTCCTTTTGTTGCAGGATCAAGAAGCGCGGAACGTGGTTATATGTCTACAATGTCAACCGTAAAAGGCTGGGAAAATGAGTTAACGCCGGAAATGTTCAAGGTGTTGGACGCTGTTACAACGTATGCAAATTCTTTCCGTTACGATGATAGCGACGGTATGCAAGATTATTACGATACTAATTTTTATTTGAAAATCAAAGTTAGCGACGAATATAAGGTTATAGAGCCGAAGGCAAAGAAAAGCAGCGTTAAGCCTGAAAAGGTTGAGGAAGCCAAAGAAGTGGAAGCCGTGACGGTTGAAGATCTGGAAATGGTGGATTATTCCGAAAAAGCTATTGCGGTGTTTGGCGATACGAAGGCTATCAAAGAGCAATTAAAGGAATTAGGCGGACGCTTTAACCCGGCTTTAAACTACAACGGGGAAAAGCGTGCCGGATGGATATTCAGTAAGAAGAAAGCGGACGAAGTGCGCAACCTGATGGCTTCCGAAAAGGTGGAAGCCGTGGAAGAACTTCCGGCGCTTCCTGAAGAAATATATATCCCGGAATTAGAGGAAGAAACGAAACAACCGGAGAAGTTAGGTAATATCCATTTAACCGAAACGGACAACTTTAACGGCGTGCGCTATTACGATATTGAAGGCGCGGGAATCATAACCAGCGCGAAAGTGCGTGCAGACATACAGCCGGGCGATGTTTTCAACGTATACACAGATAAGGAGCGAAAATATGGTGTAACTTATGACGGTGTAAGCGTGGAAAGCAGTTTAAAAAACGATTTACCCGGTATAATTGAGTTTGATTGCAAACTAGAATCGGGCACGCTTAGTGTTTCATCACATTATACCCCGCTTGCTGAGGGCGTAGAATTTTATGAGAAGAAAGTAAAGGGAAAGCGTTACACCGTCAAGGACAAACCGTTAAATCTTGGATATTACGGAATATTAGATAATTTGGACAACTGTATAATAGAATGCTATCCGACTAAGGAAGAAGCTGAAAAAGAGGCGGAAATACTTAACGGGTTTACGGATGGTAACGGTCGATTAAAGACGGTCATTTAATTAGCTGAATATGGTTTTGTTGGTTTTGTTATTCGGTGCTGTGATATTCATTTCCGGCACCGACAGGGATAAGCTACGCGAATTTTTAAACAAAAATGATGAATCAGATAAGTTTTAAGGATATGACATCAAAAGAAGCATTAAAGCAATTGCAAGTATATTGTGCGGCAAATGGTTTCGCCCTCTATCCATCAAGTTTGCCGAAACAAACATACTCTATAATATTGGCGGATGGTGACAACGGCGAAATAACAACACGTTACCCGAATAAGCGTATAAGCGGGTATTTCACCCCGAAAGAGTTGTTAATATGGATCGAAGGATACCACGCAGCATTGCAAATAAAATAAAGTGATTATGAGAGTTTATTTTGCAGAAGTAAAAACAAGATATCAAGCGATTAAAGAATGTCCGTTTACGCCTTCAAATGTCGCCAAAGTGTGTGGAGGCTTCATGTGTTTTGAGTCTACGAGTGACTACAATACATGGAAAAACCAAAAGTAACCTATCGGCTTAACCGTGGTTCTTTGATGAATATATGGGAACTAGTTTTATAAACTTAAAAACATTAAATCATGAAGAGAGAAGAATTAGACAACATTTTGCGCAACTTGTTAGTTGCGGGTAACATTGTAACCGTATCATTTGAACAAATGAAGAATATTCGCAAGGAGTTAAACCGATTTGTGAAGCCTGTACAGATAGAGATTATTAAGAGTGATTTTGAAACGGTTTCATTTAGAGAGTTAAGATAATGAAATATATTGCCACATGTTAGCATAGACGTACGTTGGGGCTTTTTGCCAACATATCATCTTATGACACCCCGGCAGTAATACGGCTGCCGGGATTGTGGGAAAAAGATATTAAAAACGAATAATTAAATAAAGGAGGAAATAATATGTTCATGATTTGCATTTTGATTTGGTTGGCTGTTGGAGTAGGTAAGGAGCTGACTGGGAACAACGGTTTTTAAACCGAATTATCCGCCAAAGGTTCAACGCCTTGCAAGTGGTGCAAGTTCCACGGACGGAACTATTACTAACAATTAAATGATTGAATTATGAAACGAATTGTAACTTTGGCTTTATTATCATTAAGCCTATCATCATGTAGTGAATACTTCGATAAACAACATAGTAGGAATGAACTAAAGAAAAAGTATTCTTTCGCATTAAATTACTATGTTGAAAGATTGTCCGAAACCGGGAATGCAATGGCTAAAATTAGCTATTATAATTGTCCGTTATTTGAATCATACAGAGATAGTATCAACAAATACACAAGACTTTCAAATGAGCTTGATTACTAACTTAAAAACAAAAGAATATGGGAACGAACAAACAACTAAGTATTAAGCAAATTATTTGCTCTAACATTATAGCAGCCGAAAAAGTTGCCGGGGATGTGTGTCAAGGTCTTGCCATCAAGCTGGCGAAAGCGTTTATATACGATAGCCGTGATATTGATGCCGATGAAATCTCATACATTAGCCAACAATGCGAAATTGCGCTTCAAAATATATCCGAATTAGGGCTTACAGAAGCCAAGAACAACGAAACGAATAATATAATAGCGAATTTAATCTAAGGAGGGGTAATTTATGAAAGTAGTAGAATATGGTCGTGTATCCACTGACAAACAAACATTGGAGCAACAAAACAGAACCGTCCAAGAATGGTTGAAAAGAAACGGTTTAAAATCCGACATTGTGATAACGGAAGAAGGAATATCCGGCGGTGTAACCTATAAGAAAAGAAAATTAGGTACTGATGCACTCCCATTGCTGGAGGCTGGAGATATGCTGATAGTAGCCGAAATTTCCCGTTTGGGGCGTTCTATGAGCGACTTAAACAAACTTATCAATGATGAACTAAAACCGCGTAAAATACGTCTTGTAATTGTTCAAATGGGTATTGATTTAGATTGCGGTAATATAAAGGCAATGGACGAAATGATATTGTTTGCCTTTTCTTTTGCTGCCCAACTGGAAAAAGAACTTATACAGGAACGAACTAAATCAGCATTGGAAGTAAAGAAAAAACAAATTGAGGAAAACGGTTATTTCATTTCCAAAGCTGGGAACAAATGCACCTCTTTAGGCGGTACTACATCAGGTCAGGCAAAAGGCGGTAAGGCGAACGGGGAAAAGAGAAGAAAGGAAGCGATGAACGATGAAAAGAACAATATGATAGCCGCCATGTTGGAGGGGTGCAATACTCCGCAAGACATTGACAAGGTAGTTGAACGACTGAACGCAAGAGGTATTTTGACAAAGACCGGGCTGCCCTTTACCCGGAATCGCCTAACTGCCTTACGGACTAAGATTAATAGACGCACTGAATATATTCAAAGTATGCTTTAAAACATACTTTGTGAAACGAATTACTGATTTATAAACGATAATTTTGCAACACATAACGCTTAGCTATCGGCATGACGGGCAAGGATTATGAAGAAATATTATATTGTATACCCAAGAAATTTTGCCAACGAATTTACGCTATTCTTTGTGAACGTAGGCGATAAAGATGATACGGAATTACTAAACGAACTTCTTGAAAGAAACTCTTATGACCCGAATTACGATTGTCATAGGATAACAAGAAAAGAAGCTGAAAGAAAAGCATCCCAAGACAGAAAAAGAGGGGTTTACTATGGGTGCAGCGCATTTGACGAAAATGTAATTCACATCACTGAAGTAGAAGTATAAAAACAGAGGCGGAGAAATCCGCCTCTTCACTATGCAATAAATTACATAGACATACTAATTTGTGAGCAAATCACAATGACATTTCTAATGTTGTTTCAATCCACGCACCGAAGTGCGACTAACATCGTTGATGTTCGATGCAAAGGTGCAACTTTTTGAATTAACGAGCAACAAATTATTAATGTTATAAAACATATTAATTATGATAACATCAACCATGACAGCAGAAGAATTGCTTGACGAAATAAGAGCTGATTATCCAAACGTGCTCACTATCTCCGATGGCAAGGACGCTAAGGTCATCCGGATAATCAAAAAATCCGTTCTGTTTCCGGTGCGTATCCACTCTTTTGTCACTACTGTGCGAAAAAACAAGTGGCTGATATTATGGGAGGCTCACAGCAAAAAAGAGATAGGAGATGATTGCCGTATCTCCTTCGTCTGCTACCACGATACCGAGCATGGCAAGTATGCCTATATGCCTACCTTCGTCAAAGGTAAAATGGTTCTTCTTGCGTTTCCTCCGCACATCTTTTCCCGATTTGCCGAGCGGATGGAAATTAACTTTGCAGGCACAAAACTGATGAAACGGTACTTCGAGATGAATAATAGCTATTCGTTTAACTTCTCGACCGAAAAAGTAGATGGTGGGCACCGTGAAAATGTGTTCGCCACCTGCCGGGAAGGCATTGCGATGGGATTCAAGGCTGTAGGGTTGGATGTCTTTCTCTTAAAAACCTTCATAACTTACGATATGTGCAAAGGCGAACAGATAGGAAATTTTGCAAAAAGTGAGGAGTTTCGCAGACTAGTACACGAAGAAATGAGTAAGGCAGCCCAATAAGTTGCCTTACTTTTACCCTTTCATTTTCATGATCTCCGCCCTCATTTCTATGTAGTTTTGATTTCTCCGAATTGTTTATGCAGTCAATCACCCGGTTGATGGCTATCTATTCGGCAGAGCATTTTATTGCTGGTTATTTTTTTATTAAAACTATATTTAAATCGGATTTAAAATCACATTTTGAATTGTGTTAACAAGTATGATTGTTTTCAAGGTTCTCTCTAATTTGTTGGAGCATCCGGAAAGCTCCGGCCATCTTATAGTTGCCCAGACATTGCTTAGCCTGCATGATACAACTTTCAACAGTAAGTTTCAAATCCGGAGTGAAAGCTGCTTTGTTAATCTGCATTTCTTTTGGAAGTTCATTGGCATGGTTATTGAACCATACGATCATTTCATTCAATTCCTCTTCGGAATAAGATTCTTTTTTTTCAGCCATAATACATAAGTTAATGTTAGTTCCGGCAAAGATTACAAAAATAGCCCCGACTCATCACGAGCTGGGGCAGTCCAATTTATAAATTTAAAGTCTTATGATGAAGATTGTCTATTGCGCCAATGCTTTACTATCAGCATAACGACAATCAAAACGGTTACACAAACACAGGCAAAACCGATTTGTTCAGGCAGCGTGGATTCTTTTTTCTCTTTTATGGTTTCTGACCGGTTTTCTTCACGGGTATTGGAAGTGGTTTCCTTGTCAGCTTTCACTTCCGTACTGTCTTTGATTGCAGTTTCCTTCCTTTTATTCTTGCTGAAATCACCTTCCACATGACCGTCTGCCAATAACGGAGGTTTCCCGGTCAGGCTGTCAGACGGTTTTCTTGTACCATAAATCCGAAAATTAATCACATAGTTACCATTAGTGGTAATGAGTTCGCTCAAAGACGTACTTGATCCGTGTACGATATTGACAGATTCACGTGTACTATCTTTCTGTATAATCTTAGTGTCTGACTTGACAGATTTATGCGAGCTGCCACATGATCCGAACAGCAGGAACAGACACATGAAAGGAGCCAGCAATATATGCCGGCTTACCCAGTTCATAACTCTAACCAACATAAGAGATATCATTTATGCGGTTCATCCACCCCCGTTTGAACTTGTTGTTTGCTGGGCGTTTCCGGCATATATCCTCGATGAAATCAAACCGTGCAATCTTGATCTGATCAAACAGTTCACGGGGATTACGGGAATTAACTGCGGCAAGTGTCTTAGGTCCGACAATGCCATCAGGAATCACACCAACCAAATCCTGCGGTACTTTAATACCATGTGCCCCAGAAGCCCATACAAAATCGCATACTATCTCTGCTATACTTTGGCTTTTTATTTCATCCGCATTCCATCTATCCCAATACAACATCTTCAAGATACTTTTCCAATCGTTATATGACAAATCCATCAACCTTTCGGTCGTAGGTTTGGGATAACCTTTTCTACGACAATATTCCTCATAGGTAGCCATTGTCACACCTACCATAGTTTGTCCTCCTAAATCATCGGGATCATCAGCCCATCCTGTTTTTCTTGCTCTTTGAAAAAGAGACTCATTGGTTTCATTGCTTTTCTTACTTATACCAGCTTCCCATTTTATAAGAAATGGTATGAAATGTTCAATATTAGCCATTTTTCTTTTCCTCCTTATCTTTAAATTATAAAATTACTATTATTTTTGTCGCAAAAAATATGGACTTATCAGAACTTATTAGAAGCTATACTCCTGAACAGAAAAATGTGTTTAGTGCTTTTCTCATCCAACTACCATTAATATTTACTATAATGTATTTATACATACCTGCTTTTAAATCCTTAGAGCTTTATTTGCAAGTAATTTTTGCCATATCTGCGTCTACATTATCTATTTATTATTCTTTTTGTTTGTTATGTTTATGCTCCGTTTGTTCCCGATACAGGTTTAATATGGAAATACCTATACTTATTATGCCAACATTGACAGCTGCATTTCTTTTACTGCGTTCGCCAGAAAGCTATTTAAACGGGCATGAATATGTATTAAGAATAGCGCTTAAATGCACGTCATATTTCTATGGATTCATCGGAATTACAGGATTCTTTTACCGAAAATGCGTAGATTATGGCATAAAGTGCAAAAGGCGCAATAAAAATAAAATCAATTAAACTCATTTCTTTTCCTCCTTTTTATTTTCTGTTATTATTTCATTTATATCCTCTTTTTCTACATCAAGCACCTTCTTACCAAACAGACCTAACGCCTTAAGCATATTAAAGCTGTATCCTTTGGGCTTCAATATATTTGATATGATAGAGCAAAATTCAATGAAGCAAACTAGCAAACAGGAGTATATGTCTATATCCCATTTGCTGCCGGATGCAATGTTTATCATGACAACCATACAAACAAAGGCGAAGTAGGTTACAAGTTTACCCATTGTGCGGCGTATTGCACTAGAGAAACGAACCTTTTCGCCCATCAAAAGGCTTTTCCTTATTCCAAAAGCCAAATCACATATCACTACCGCAAATGATACAATAATCCAAGGTATCATGTGCTCCAATGATTCTGCTATAAAACCGCTTACTATTACGGAGAAGCCACCCGGTATGGCTTGGGTTGTTATACTATCTCTTACCATCAGAATGATTATTTAAATGTATTAATTAATTAGTCACTTATGAATACTCTTAGTCCTGCTCCCCTTGAATTTGAATTTGGCGCGAATACACGGTCTATTCTATCTGAAATAATCTCCAAATATCCCGTCTGCGCTTTCAATTCAATTAGCATGGGGTTTGTTTCAGCTTGTGATTCCAAACTATATCGAGCGTCTAACAGATTTCTGATAGCTGTTATGTCAGTAGTTTGCTGGCTTACAAAGAACCTGATAGAGTTTAGTAATGCCTCAAGCGCCTCGGCGGTAGTCTCTGTTATACCTTGTATTCCTTGTTGGAGAGCGGATAGATTTGCTTTTTTACTTGGCTTGTATCCCAAAGTTTCTACAAAAGAAAGCAAATCCTCATTTAGCCCTTTCATCGAAGTGGTAGCTTCTGCATAGATATCCGCTAATTCCTTTTGAGTTATGCTGATTCCCCCATCGCTATCCTCCGTAACAGACTTGTCTATCATATCAAACAAATTTTTCAATCTAGCTTGTGCTAATCTCATTGTGGCTTGTTTGACAATGAGGTTCTCAATGAAATCGTTAAAGTTTTCATTAAGAGCCTTTAACCCGTCTTCCGTTTCATTAAAAGCGTCCATCCATGCCTGTACAAAAGATTCAGCCGCATCCCTATACTCTGATTCTCCGCCAATACCGCCTAAATCCATTTGTTCTTGTTTTATTATCTCTTCCTTGGTCTTTTGCAATTCTTTAATTGCTTCATTCCATTCTTTAATACGTTCATCGTCTGTATCTTTCTTCTTCTGTTCGGCATTTATCATTTCTTGATAGGAACGTATCTGCTGGTCTATATTCTGTGTCGTCTGCTTTGTGGCATTGTTCAAGGATGTTATGTCCCACGCTTTATCTATCTTTTCTTTCAAAATTTCATAAGCATCTTGCAAACTCTCTATATTTTTCTGCTGCCGTTTTATCTTTCGTTCATATTTAGCATCATGTATCGCATTTATACCTTTTATTACACTTCCTACAGATTTAATTGCACTAACGGCTGCTCCTGCAAAATCTCCACTTTTAAAGCTGTTCCATGAGTTTGATACATTTGTACTCATTTCACTGAGTGAACTCATAGCGATACTTAGATCTTGCCATCCTCCAGATTCTGTATCAACTCCATAGCTGCTTGCTATATCCTTTATTTCATTAAACAAGTCTGCTGTCGCCTGGATAGAATCGTCAATACCTTTTACGATCTTATCAATAATTCCTATTACGGCACCAGCCCCCTGTGTCATTTTACCCATTTGAGTTGACATACCTTGCAGTTTGGCGGATGAATTTGCAATGGAATTATCATTGTCCTTAATCAGGTCCTGAATATCTACTATTTGATTTTCAAAATTAGTAGTATCATCTCCATTTGCTTTTGCAATATCACGTTTTGATTCGATATCCCTCAATTCATTTTCCAGCTCTACCTGCTTTTGTAAAAGTTCATTTTGATAACTCTTTTCTGCATTATATTTATTTTGAAGTTCAGTTATTTCCTTAATTCCTTTTATGAAGGATTTACCGAAAGGATTTTTTACCTTGTCAAGTTGCTCGTTTGCTTCGTTAAGTCTGTTTATGTATATTTTTAATGTATCTGCTGGGATGTTGCTTGCGGATTTTGCAATAAAATCTTCCAGACTCTCTATCAGAGCTTGTAATTCGTCTGCTGACTTTATGGATAATTCGCCCATCATCTCGATATATGTTCCACTCTTCTTGAATTTTTCTGTTTCAATTTTAGCAATATCTTGATTGTATTTGGCTATAATATTTCCTACTTGGTCTGTGAATGCTTTAACATCACCTGTTTTATTCAGCATGTCACGTGCAATTTTCATATAATCGGCAAATTCCTCCTGCTTGTTCTCTATCTGGTTGTTGAAGTCATTAATGAATTGCGCGTATTGCTCTATACGGTTTTTGAACATTTCATCTTGCTTAGATTTCAGTTTCTTATTCAGATCATCGTATGCTTTTTCCCACAATTCCCCTTCTTTGCCAGCCAGTTTTTCTATTTCTGCTTGTATCTCGCTTTCTGTAGTAGTTAAGTCACCAAATAATGATTTAATCATCTCATCAGAAAAGCCTTCTTTTTTCATTTTGTTATACAAATCCAATCCGTTGAACATGGATTCAATGTTCTTCTTGGTCTTATCGAGCTGTTCTTTTAAGTAGTCCTGTTGAATACCAATTTTAAGTTCTGCAATTTCCTTTTCAAGCCCAGTTCTTTTTGTGGCATTCTTTACGTCATTAGGAATCTGTTCGAGTAACTTTTCAAGCGCATCAATCATTCCTTGCTTGGTAGGAATAATATCTTCCGCTTTGATAACTTCTCCCATTTGAGTAAAGTCCAAAGCACCTTTGAAAGCCGAACGTGTTTCCTCTATGGCACGGTTCTCTCCCATAAGCTGATTCAGCTTTTCATATCTTGACTGCATTTCTTTTAGGACGGAGATACGTTCAGCCCAAATATCACGCTCGGCACTTGAGCGACTTTTATTTTTGTCGCCACCAAGTTCATTATACAGGCGATTAAGTTCTTCTAGTTCGGATTTTACCTTGTTTGTGTCTTGACCATATTCGGGATATATGGTAGATTGGCTTTTTCGAATTATCTCGTTACGTGTGTCAATCTCCGTCTTAATGCGTTTCTTAAACTCCGCTTCCGTTTCCCCACTTCGTATATTCCAATTAGCTTGTATGTCAGCATTCCCATTAATTCCAAGCAGGAATTTCTTGATACTGTTTTGAAGAGGATTAAGGTTAAGACCATTAATCTGTTTTTCAAACTCCTGCAACCACACTGCCCCCGAAGTATCTCCCGATTCTTTGGCTTCCTTGGTCAGTTTGTCAAAGAGTTGTTTGAGCTTGGTTTGTATCGCTTTCTGTTTTTCCTCCTCAAAGAAGAAACTGTCATTGAACAATTTGTTTATGTAAGTGGAATCTACTTGTACGTCAGAACCAATCGCTTTCAGTACCTTTTGAACGAGTGCCCTTGCGTGTTCAAGTTCCTCCTTGGTGACTTTGGTATTCTTTTTCTGTGAATCACGGAGTACATCGTAAGCGTTCATCGCATTTGCTACCATCTTCTCTGCGGCATCTTTCTGCTCTTGGTATCTTTGTGCAGTCATGCTGATAGAACCTTTGCTGAAACGCTGTTCAATGGATTCCACTTGGCTTATATATGAACGTGCGCTTTCAAACCAATCTCTGAATTGGCTTCGCTCTATTTGAATGGTATCGAATCTGAACTTGTCAGCACCGCCAAACGAACTGCCCGACAACTGAGTGAAATAGTCACTTAAATCAATGTTACCCAACCCTGTGTATTGCTCTACAACCTTTTCCGTTTCCTCACGGAGTTGCCGGGTGGATTTTATAGCACCGCTCAAAAGTTTTTCCTGTACTTGGCTCAACACACCGCTAATCTCACTCCATGACACTTTCATACCGTGTTGTTCATCTATTATTTCAGAGATAGTTTTTGCGGTTTTCTGTTGGTTGGAATACATTTCTTTGTTTGCATCCTGTCCAACTTCATCAATCATTCTTTCTTTTGTCTTTGCGTTGATATATTGATGTATCAGCTTGATGGCTTCATTATAATTTCCGTTTAACGCTTTAATCCCCTCTGCGTTTAGGTATTGTTCGGGCAGTATGTCTGAATACTTCTTTTTCAGTTCTGCAAGTGCCTTGTTGTGTTCTTGGTATGATTTGGTAGAATCTGTAACAACAGAAGCCAACTTTACATAGTTATTTGACGATTGAACGACACTAAAAGCCCCCTCTGCTGCTATGCCGTCAAGTGCTTCTTTCAGTCTGTTTGTATTTTGAATTACTTCGTAAATAGCTACACCAACGGCTGTAATAACGGCAAGAATAGCACCGTATGGATTCTTGGCTACCGCCATATTTAAACCGTTCTGTGCAGCTGTTGCCCCTACTGTTGCAGCGGTTTGTGTACGAGTAGCCATAATTTCCTTAAATTTGAGGGATATTCTCGTTTTCTGCATAGCTATGCCCTTTGTCATATAGATTCGTTCTGCAATCCACATTGCACCTGACACAGTCTTAAAAGTGCCGTATGCCGTTATGATAGTTTTCAATACAGAGGCAACCGTGCGCCAATTTTCTAATAATGTATTTGCAAGGTTGATAGCTGTAGAGATAGACAAAAAACCTTCTTGATTGGATTTTCCTATCTCATTCTGCATAATGGATATTACGTCTTTCAGACGATTTATTTGTCCGTGAAGTGTATTTACCTGTACCTCTTGCATATTGTAGAACAAGCCACCTTTGTCGGTCATTCTTTGGAATACGGCTTCGACATCTTCAAACTTTACCATGCGTTTGGAAATCATATCTACAATCTGTGCTGTGGTATATGCTTCGCCTTTCACTTCCTCAAAGTACGATTGTAGTTCTCCGTACAAGTTGATACCTGCTTCCGTGAACTGCCTTACTTCCGTACCACGCAAATAAGCTGCTGCCTTGACCTGTCCGTAAGCCAAAATCAATCGTTGTATATCTACACCTAATCCAGCCGATACGTCTGCAAGCCGTTTTGTAGTATCAAAGAGTTTATCGCTTTCGATACGGTATGCAGCAAGTTGTTTTGTGAATGTAACAAGCTGCATCGCTTGGAATGGCGATTTAAGAGCTTGCTGCATGGTTTGGGAGAAAATTTTATCTGCCTTATCTTTGTCTTGCAAAATGGCACGTAAAGCAACTTGTTGAAGTTCAAACTGACCTCTTACTTCAACAATTTTTCTGATATAACCTTCAATCTGTGACACGGAGAACACCAAGGCAAGCTGACGGCTTAATTGCCCGGCTGTATCCATTAGGTTGCGATGACGTGTAGCAAGCTGCTGTGATTTAATACCTGCATCAGTCAACGCTTGGTTGTGTTTTGCGATGGCTTGGTTTATCTGATTGAGCGTGCTTTTATAGTTGGCATCGGTAGTATTCAAAGATAAACGAGCTTTTTTTAGGTACTCTATTGCCGTGATTTGCCGTTGAAGTGTATTTGCTGTTTTAGAAAAGTCAAGCGCACCCTGTGCGGTTGTATTCTGTTTGTAGTTTTGCGCTTTTGCCAAGTCTGCCCCAGCCTTGTAAGCACGTCTGTCGGCTGCTTCTTTGCGTTGTGCCGCCTTTTCAGCCGATTGCGCCCTTTGTTCATCGGTTTGGCGTTGATAATCCAATTGCATTTTCATATAACGCATGGCTTCAACGATACCTTTCTGTCCGTATTGAGTTAAAGCCTTTGTGTTTTCAAGGTATCTTTTTAAGTCTGAAATACCCTCTTTTAACTGCGCTATATTTAAATTACCAATCTCTGCTTTCCCAAACTTACCTCCCCAAATCTTATTGGTTAAGTCCGCCGCACGTGAAAGGCTTTCGTTCATGGAAGAAACACCCCTTGCAGAGCCTTGTGCGGCTGTACCTATGTTTCCGACTGAATTGCTTGCCGTGTTCAGCGCACCTATCTTATTGGCTAACGAAGTGATTGCGCTCTCCAATTTGGAAGTATCTACTACCACACTGCCAAACCCGTTTTTCAACGCATCCGCAGCCGTATGTGCATGTTTCTCTATCTTCTCCAGCTTCTCATCGAAACTATCCAACTTCTTTAATACATCAGGGGTTATGTTGAGGAAAGCTCCTGCTTCGTTATTTGCCATATCGTTATCCTTTTTTATTAATTATGGGCATACCCAAATCATTCAAGTTCTTCAAATCGTCAACACTTCCTATTTTGCTGACCTTCTTCTTTTTCTTGTCCTTGTTTCCGTATTCTACATGGGAAAAATCAAACGAGCTTAACCGGACCTGTCCAATCGTCATTCCCCATAAATATTCTTCACGAGAGCACCAAGTGTTGGAGCGCAGAAAATCAATCATCTGCCCCCATTCGGTACGGGATATTATTAGCTTTGTTCCGTTTTCTTCATCTTCCTCGCCAGTGTCATCTCCCTCACGGTCTGAATCACATTGATACTCTCGAAAAAAAAATCCGTGCTTATGAGGTTAAGGATTTCACCGAGCAATAATGCCCAGTCCTTTATGTCGTATTCCCCCCACATTAGAAGGTCATAGACTTTGTGGTAGTCATCTGAAAGTTCTTTTTTCTCATAATCAGAGAATATCCTGTCCTTGTCATTGAGAAGTGCAAGCGTTATTACATGTGCCACTGCTGGTAGATTTACTGCAAACTCCTTGATAACATCTCCCATGCTCAGTTTCTCTCCTTTGACGATCCGGCACGCTTGTTCGGCTATGAGCCATTGAACACCGGGCTTTAATCCTGTGATACACCATTCCGTATCGTGGAGTTTCATAATGCTTGGGCTGTCGTTCATTATCCTTGCCAAACGCTCCATTGATTCATTGGATACAGGAGTATGAGCTGTTACAGCGTCTTTCTTTGGTTGTGTATCTTTTTTCTTTGCTCTATATACTGCCATGATTATAAGCATGAAGGGCGGCGGCATATCCAGCCTACCGCCCTGTAAAACAATCTTCTTATCTATTATGGGTTATCCTGCCGATGGTAGGGTATAAGCGGAATCCACATAAAACGGAGTTCTGATAGTCTTTGCTCCATCGGCGACATTTGCATCATACGCTGTTCCTGCAAGACTGATACGTCCAATATTGGAGTTTAATGATTCAAGCATTAGCTTGGAATTAAGTTGTAATTTTGGAACCACAAATGCTGTCATCGTTTCCCCTTCCTCAAACACTACGTCAATCTTTGCATACAATTTCTTGTATTGAGCAGGAGCAAAGTATTTGGTAGAGACAGTAATTCCAGCCGTAAATCCCATGAGAGCGATTAGCAGATCTTTTTGTGTATCTGCGACCTCAGCTGTAAATTGGTATTTGCCGAGTTTCACGATGGAAAGAATAGGACTGTCGGAAGTTTCACACTCGATGTCGTTTACATCATTATCGTCTTGAGCGATTGAAGTGGTGTCTTCAACTACATCTTCAAGAATGTAAGAGTCACCCTTTGGCACATCGTCTTCTTCAGTACCAGTGAACAGAGTTGCCACGATGTAAGAAGGTTTGATAAATTTTTTGGCTGTTGCGCCAGTATTGTTTACTGCCATAATTAAAAAGTGTTATCTTGTTAATAATCTGTTTATCTTATTGTTATCCCGATATTGTACACATTGCAATAGAAGTTTCCGGAATTTTTACTTTCTTTCCCTATCAGTTCACAGCTTGTTATGACGAAATGCTTGTCGTTGGATTGGTCAATTGCCGAGAATAGTGTTTTTTCCATGTCGAACAGTTTTTTTACTGGCTTTGATCCCAAACTGTCCGTGGACTTCGCATAGAGGAATATGTTGGCGGAACATTTCGCCTCTCCTCCGTAATCATTCACGCTAAGAACATCTACAACGATCATGTCCGTGCTGTCACTACTTATTGTCAGCGGTGTTTCATCAAAAGAGATTATTGATGAAATCTTTGCTTTTGTAAGTAACATGGATAGAAAATTCTCTATCATGCTGCCAGTTTTATATAAATCATTCATATATTGTCTTGTTTACCGTGACTGATAATGCCGAACTTCGCGTTCTTGAATTTCCGTGATAATGCCTTAACTTCATTACGTGCCACTGCTATCACTTCATATTTCTTCTTCACGTTACCTTCTGCATTTTGTAGTATTTCTCCGTAAGGCATGGCGGCTACAACTACCAAATCAATTCCCGGATGTGGCTTATATTTGGATTCCAAGTATTCAACCACTGCTTCATAACCGGTAATTTCCTCACCATACCATTTTTTCTTTATTCCGGGAGAACTGGCAGTATATCCCTTTCTGGCAAGCTTTCCGTCAACATATACTCCCCAACCGTAACTATCTCTCAAATTGAGGCTTCGGTAGGTATAGGAAACTTTAGACAGTTCCTTGGCCACTATCTTCTGTCCCTCGTTTGCGAGTAAATCAACAATACGGGTGATTGCACTTTGCTTGGTCTTTGCCATACTTAACCTACTTCACTCATTTTGATGTTAACTTTCACGCCACCAAGCTGGCTAATTTCCATTCCTATAACACGACCGTTAATGCCTATTCCGTAACTTTCCTTTGGACATCTAAACATATCTCCAATTTTTACAGGTGAAATGCTACTTTTTTTTAATGGGAAAAACACGTTATAGTCTGCCATGATAGTGCCGCCATTGAATATCTTGGAGGCTTGCTGTATATCGCATTCGGTTTCAAGAAGGATGGTTTCTTCCAAAGTTTCCGTATTCCCTTCGTTTTTCTCAGTTATTTTCGCATTGAGAGAACCATCCGTATCTTCACCGCCTAGCAAATCACCGTCAAGCAATCCTCCGTTACCGAGAAGGTCTCCGTCCTCCGGCTTTTTCGTTATCACGGTGTAGAATATGCCATGAAACGGATATTCTGCTATTACTTTTCTTTTGAGACGCATAAGCTATACATCTAATGAATTTTCATTGACCCAACTCATACTACCCGAATCCATGCTTCCCAACGCTTCTTCTTCACCATACTTTTTGTACAGTGCTTTCAGACGGTCTTTCAAGTTTTGGATTATGGGAGCCGTTACCGTTTCACTGCCTACGTCCTGTCTATAACTGCCATGCTGGAGTGATGATGAAGCCACAGACCACGGACCGTTAATGACAAGCTCATATAGTGCGATAAGGCAATGGTCTTTAGTGTATTCGTCTATTTCGGAATGGTCTGAAATAAACATCAAACCGTTTTCGTATGCGATATTTTCAAGTGCATCATCTTCAAAGACAAATCTCGTAAGTCCATTGAGGTATGCTATCGGGTCAAATGATTTTTCCATAACTGCTACTGTTGCAATGTGTTATACATTAATCGTCTGCCTGACTTGTGTCTACAATGACGTGATTGCGGAATGTTTTCAGTGCAGGACAAGCCGACATCATCACATCCGTATGCCATTCCTTATACAGCCCGTTGTTTGTCGTTGTATTCACAATCGTGCAGAGACCATCATTAGCCTGAGCAAAAATTTTAGTTATTACGCTTGAACCATACTTGTCAAACATCTGTTTGTCTAAGTTATTGGTGTATTCAAACTCACAAGCATATCCGGCAGGACGGAGAACTGCAATCTTATCATCCCAACCTTGCACGAATGTGTCTCCAGTATTGGTAAGATTACGCTCACGCTCTTCTACAATTTCAATTGGAGATACACCGGGATAATCACGGAAAGCTGCTAAGAACAACTCACGTGTAGTAGGCGCAGTAGCGGTTGTTGCGATGTAAGCTAAAGGATTTTTCTTGAAACTTTCAATCAATTCCTTAACTTCGGCATTTTGCAACATTACTTCGTAAAACATCTTGCGTGTAACCTGCCATTCCATTGCACCTTCATATCCCCATTTTTCACGATATTTTTTCTCCTTTTCCGCCATTTGGCTCAGAATCTTGCATTCAGCGTCAGTCCACACCTTAGTTCCTGCTTTAGTGAAATTTTCATCCGGAATGTCTGCTTTGTGCAACGGAATTTGAATACCACGTGCGATATTGCGGTAGTCAATATTACCTTTAGACATTAACTGTGCAGTCATGAAGTTCATGGTTGCGTCCGCACTATCAAGCTGGGACTGTAATGTATGTACCCAAGCGGCTACCAAATCGGCATCGTTTCCAAACAACTCAAACTGTTGTTCTTTTGCTTCACGTTCCATAGCTGTTTCAACGAAACCGGGAGCGATAAAATCAGGAATGGATGCGGTGTACCAGTACAGGCCGTCCTTATCCATTTGATTACTGTCACCAAGAGGTGCACGCAAATCCATCAAAGGAGCGGCTTTCAAGTCACGTCCTTTCACAGAAAAAGTAGCGATGCCATTAGGGGCGGTAGGTGTGGGAGCACCAGCTTTTACACCTTGGGTCTTGTACCAACCATAATTAGTGTATAGCAGACCTTCTGTATTGACAAAGGATTGCAAGAAACGTTGATTGGTCTTGTCTGAAAAGAATCTTGCATATCTGCTGTTATTAAAATCAAATTTAGGCATAGTTTCGTCAATTTTAAATGTTAAACCAACCCTTAACCTTGCTCTTGTTCAAAGCTTTTAATGCAGCCGAAAGAGGTTGCATACGGTCTTCGTAGAGGAATACATCTCCTAATGCCAATGCAGGAGTGATAAGGTATCTTGCACCATCGAAATCATCTTCGGATGCAGCCGGGTCAAAAACAAAATCAAAGTCGCAGGGAAGGTATGAGTTAGGATTAGTAACCATAGCTTCTTTATTAGAGCCTACTTCTTTCGCTTCGACAAGAACAGATGAAGTTGTTAATGATCCGATGGTTGCGCTCAATGTAACTTTCCAAACATCGCCAGCCGTTTCGTCATTTGCTTTTTCAACGGCTGTAACTGTTACCGCTGTGCCTTTCCCTGTCAATGTAGAAGGTGCTACCATAAGGATATCTCCTACAAATGGGATAAGAGAATATCCGTCTCTTTTCAGGTAAATATCTATGTCTGTAGATCCAGTTGTAGCTTTTGCAACTGCATACGATTTTAGGATACGTATTTCGCTTCCATTAGAACCATTACTGGGAATATATTCAGCGAGCGTTCCGGCAAAAGCTCTTGCATTACCTTTGAATGGGTTTTTAACAATTCCACCACTGGTAGGAAATACAAGTGCGTCCTTTCCGCTCATCTGTAACTTCACGAATACATAGCGGTGTCCACCAATGCTTCCGCGAGCCTGAACCAATGCTCTACCGGGAAGGTAGCCACTGTTCAATAGGATTTGCTGATAGAAATCTGACATTTTCTTTTTGGTTTAAATGATTATTACTTTTCTTCTCTGTGCGATTGCTTCTTTACGACAGCAACCACATCGGCAAAGTCATCGGTCTTTTCCTTACCGCCTCCCGTGCCGCCTGGAGTGATGTCGGGTGGAGTGTTAGCATTAAACTTATTGTAGCTCTTGACCAGTCTTTCTGTGAGAGCATCAACATCTGTTTCAGAATCAATGTGAATCAATTCGAGTTGGTCGTTAATCCAATCCTCGTTCTTGATTTCTTTCCCTTTTAAGGCTAATTTGAGTTGATTACGTTTGTCTGAGATAGCTTTTACCTTTTTCTCTTCCTCACGTTCTGATTTCAAATCTTGGAGTTCTTTGAGCAACTTATCCAGTTTGCTTTCGTCTCCTTTGTCATCCTTTTTATCACTTCTATCGTCCTTGTTCGGATGATTCTTTTCCCACTCTTTTATAAATTTTGAGTTGTCATTTCGTATGTTGTTATCGTCCTCTTGTAAGTCATCCAAGTAGTCGGCAACAACATCATCCAGTTCCAACTCGTCCTTATCACTCGTTTTCTCCAACCGCTTGTAGATTCTTTCTACTTTGCCGTTGAAACTTCTCTCACTCATAGCTAAGTTTTTCTTGCCGTTGTTGGTGAGTTTCACTTTCAGTGCTTCTGAAAATTGCTCTTTCGTAAACTTCATACACTATATGTTTTATAATGATTATATGCGAAAGTAATGCTTTAATAAAAAGGTATAACTATAAAAAAATAACTGTATTTATCACTATGATAAATAGACATTGATTTAAGTATATATTACCTTGTTATTAAGAGGTATTTTTGCTTTTGATGAAAGAGCAAGAAGTACATAGAGAAGTCGTAATCAAGCCGCAAGAAGGATTCCAAATGCAGTTTGCATCATCGTGCGTGGATGTGGTGTTCGGCGGAGGCAACCTCGGTGGAGGCAAAGGGGCATTACTTGATTCTCACATAGTTACACCGTATGGATTAAGGAAAGTTAGAGATATAGAAGTAGGTAGTATTATATCTAACCCAGACACAGGGGGGCAAGAAAGGGTAATATATCTACATCCCATATCCATGTTTCCATTTTACAGAATATCTTTCTCTGATGGTACATATATGGATTGTACAGAAGGGCATCTTTGGAAAGCAAGAGTGGCAGGAAAACAGTCAAAGCGTAGAAACTCGGACATGGAGAAAGAGAAATACGATGGTTGGAGATTGATGTCCGCAATACAGATATATGAGTGGATAAAAAATAAAAATAAGGGAATGTATAAAGGTAAGAATCTTAATATACCATTACCCGAACCTGTACAATTTACTCGGTCAATTACACCTACAACGCCACGGCCAATAGCTCCATATGTTTTAGGAGCATTAATTGGTGATGGGTGTATGGGAGAAAGTATATGTGATAGATGTATATACCTATGTACGCCAGATGAATTTATTGTAGAAAAATTCAAGTCTTACGGCTATGATATGTCTAAAAAGTATGCCAATTATATTGATTCATGTGCAACTTATGTCATAAGCAATAATAATATAGTAGAGGATATAAAGACTTTAAAGATGAATGGATGTACAGCTGCAAACAAATTCATTCCAAAATTTTATAAATACTCTACAATAGAAGAAAGAAAGGAACTGTTATGTGGTCTGCTTGATACGGATGGATATGTAGACGATAGAGGCCATTTAAGTTATACTACGATAAGCAAGAAACTTGCAGAAGATGTTGCTTTTGTTGTACGCTCTTTAGGCGGTAGAGCCTCTATAACATCAAAGAAAGCTGGATATAAAGACGGAGATGGAGTATTCCATCCATGTAATGAAGCATATACAATTTGGATATGTACTAAATTTAATGATGAGATAGTTTCATTACCCAAAAAGAAAAACAGAGTAAAAAAATATGGGTACGTAGAAATTGACAAGGATTTAAAACTTGAAAAGACAATAGTAAGTGCTGAATATATCGGTATGAAGGAGGGAAGATGTATTTCCGTTGACAATCCGAGCGGACTTTATATGGTTGATGATTTTACCGTTACTCACAATTCCTTTGCTCTTGTCCTTGCTCTTGCAGAGCCGTTAATGGCAGATGGGGATTTCCGTGCGGTTATTACACGTAGGTCTTTGCAGTCGCAAAAGACGGGAGGTTCATTCGTAGATACATTCAAGGCTATATTCGGTGACTATTGTTCTGTAAAGACTGCCGATAGCCCTCGCATATCATTCCCAAGTGGTGCGTATTGCGACTTGACCTATATAGATGATACTAATCTTGACAAAATGCGTGAGCAATGGAAAGGTAAGCAGATTGATGCTATATGTATTGACGAGATTACCGAAATGTCTTGGGAAGCATTCAGTTATGTTCAAACTCGTAACCGTGGACGGTCAAAAACATTCACTGGTAAGTTCTTTGCCACCCTTAACCCAAAGCGCAGCCATTGGACGAGAAAGTTCTTGGATTGGTACATTGGGGTTGACGGTTTTATTATGCCGGATAGAAACGGGAAAGTGAGATATTTCTATGTTAACGGTTCTACCGTTGATGATGTGGTCTGGGGTGATTCCAAAGAAGAAGTTTATGCTAAGTGTAAGATAGATATTGATAGGAAACTTGCCCGTATTGGAGGTGATTTTGACTATACGAATATGATTAAGTCATTCGTATTCTATCAAGGTAAGCTATCCGAAAATAGGGCTATGCTTGAAAATAATCCTAATTACATAGGCTCTGTTGCGGCTTCGGGCGGTAAAATGGCACAAGCTATCATTGAGGGCAACTTCAATGTTGACCCAGATTCTGACGAAAAGATACCTATCCCTTCCACTTCCGCACAAGGCGTGTTCAACAACAACCCTGCCGTAAACGGTGACAAATGGATTACCGTGGATTTGGCGGATTATGGTACAGACAACCTTGTTGCACTTGCATGGGATGGATTTCACGCATACGACATTCTCATTCTTAGCAAGTCCACTCCGAGAGAAAACGCTATGGCAGTGAAGACATTTGCATTTGAGCATGGAACAGCCGAAAGCCATATCATTTTTGACGCGACTGCCGGACGGTATTTCAATGATTACATTCCCGATGCAGTACCTTATATCTCACTAAATAAACCTTTCGGGCTTTACCAACTTACCGCAATGACAGTCAAGGATATGTGCTATATCAGATTATGCAAGATGATAGAGGAAGGTAACTTGACATTTGACGATAAACTTGCCGTTCAGACTTACACTCACCAGAACCTGAAATACAAAGTGACGGTTGAGAACGAGTTTATGGAAGAATGTTCTGTTGTGCGATTTGACGATATGCAGAGCGGAAAGAAACGGCTTTGGAACAAGAAGAAAATGAATCAGATGTTGGGGAAAGGCAGGTCGATGGACTTGTTAGACCCATGCGCTATGAGAATGTTTCCGTGCGCTAACATCGAATACGGAAATGAGATTCAAGCAGGGTATTACAATCACGAAGAAGAAACCAAACAAGCGTTCCATGCACAGACAGAAGGAAGTATTTACGATGAACATTTATGGTATTAGGACATGATAAGCTATAACGACATAAAGGATATTCTCAATTCCCTTAAAACAGAAGGAATTGAAGCAAGGGTAAGAGATGTTGCCTATTTGGTAATGTGTGATTCTTTCGTAGATAAGGCTCTTGCTGCAAAGGTTGCTTACCAAGAAGATGAAAAGCCTTCAAACAAGGTGTTATCCATGCTTGCCGAGAAACTGAAACCTTTCGGCATCGGTGCTATCACTACCATATCTAAAGATGAGAACCGAGAAGCATTGCTGAAAGAAATATCGGAGATGAAACAGATTGCTGACGATGCGAAAACAAGTGGAGATTCAGACACTTTTATCAAAGCAAGTAAGGTCGTGTTGGATGCACGCGTGAAGCTGAACGATAAATTCAATATTGAAGAGGAAGAGGGGCAGAAGCGAATAATCGTTGTTCCGCAGAAGCACGACATTATCTGCAAATGGACTTCGAGAGAGTGTTCTGCAATGCCGAGCAAGGAAGCCTGTATGAAGTATTACAACCTAATTGATGCGGAAAAATGACACGGGAAGAGAAAAAAACATATCTATTGCGGAACGTAAATGCCTTGTTGCAGAAGAAACCGTTTTTCAGAGGAAGTGACACTTGCTCTACAAACGACTATTCCGACGGTCAGTCCGCAACCATTACCGAAACACGCACGGCAAGGCTTCCGAATGTAAAAAAGAATATCGTTTCGCAGGAAAAGTTTCTGAAAGAGCTTGACCCGATGAGCCATGAGGTATTATTTGATCAAAACTTGCCGAGCATTTGCGTCAAGTTAGAAGATGGGGGATATCAGGAAATCAAGTTCCAGCGCACGGCATTAGCTTTCCAAGAACAGATACTGGCGAGCCACGTAATCTACCTTTGCGGAAATCCCTGTACATTGTCTTTGAGAGGTGGCACTCCTTCCGAGAAAGATAAAGCCAACTATTCCACAATCAAGGAGTATTGGGTAGACAGGAATATGGATGGATGGCGTACAAAAGCAGTCCGTTCGCAACTTGCAACAGGCGATGCAGGACTTCTGTTTTATTATGACTATAAAGGACGTATCAAGTGCCGCCTGATAAGTTATGAAGATGGTTACGTAATCATATCACACAATGACAACAACGGTGACAGGCTTCTTGAAAGTGTCTATTATGCCGATGCGGACGGTGTGGAATACATTGACAGTTACGATGATACCTACATGTACCGTATGCACACACCGATAGACGGTGAAGAAGCAGGCGATGACGGTTTTGTAAGAGAACGTCCTATATTGCACGGTTTCAGCGAGATACCATTGTGTACCAAACGCGGTAATGTGGCGTGGAACAACGGCCAGAGCCTTATCGAGATTTACGAAATTATCTACAACATCTTCTTTGTCATTCAGAAACGGAACGGCTGGGGCATTCTGTATATCAAAGGCAATTTGTCAGAAACGACAAAGAAACTTGCCGGGAGTATCATTTTGCAGGACAAGTCTATGGACGGGAACGGAAGTGCGGAGTTCAAAGCACCTCCAAGTCCGCAAGGGATGCTTGACAGTCTGCAAGATTTGTTTGAGAAGATACAGATAAATACCTCCTGCACTTTCCTTTTGCCGAAAGATGTCAAGTCAAGTGGTGACATTAGCGGACTGGCTATTACGCTAACCCGTGATTTGGATTTAAAGAACGCTCAGCAAGGTGTGATTGAGTGGCAGAATTTTGCAGACAAGATGATGCGCCTGTTCAAGGAGGGATTGGCCAAAGAATTGGTGAAAAAAGACGAGAACCTAAATGCCGTTACAGAATTTGCCAAGCTTCGTGTTAGCTGTAAGTTCAAAATATGGCAACCGTTCAGCGCAACGGAGTATAATAACATACTTATCTCAATGAAGCAAGCCGGCATTCTTTCCACAAAAACAGCCATTGAGAAAAACACCGAATCCGTTCCCGATGAAGAACAACGTATAGCAAAGGAGAAGGAAGAGGCTCAAAAGCTGTTGGAGAAACAGCAAAAAAAGGACAAAGGAGTTACGGAACAAATTGATGTGGTAAAAGAATAAATGGAAAAGGAAAGTCTGTACATATTAAAACTTGATACGCAAGGAAGTAAAGTAAAATTTCCGAATGCTGATATGCCTGCAAAATTAGGTGAGTACACCTATACGGCACAACGTATGGCAGGAACTCCCACACTGACCGCTACACTGAACTATCCTTCATGCTTAGACGAACTATGGACAGGAGAAGAGTTTGTTGAGTTTAGGGGGGAAAAATATTATATTGACCAAGTGCCTACATCCTCAAAGGACAACAAGAGTATCATGTACAAGCATGAGCTTCAATTCGTTTCAGAACGTATCGTGCTGGAAAACGTATATTTCATGGACGTGGTGACAGCCGGGGAAGACACGTATCACTCCAATTCCACTTCCGTCAAGTTCATGGGGGATATAAACGAGTTTGCTGGTCGCCTTAACGCTTCAATGACAAAATCGGGTATCGGATATTCGGTAGTGATTGATGAAGATATTACTTCTGAAAGCAAACTTGTTTCTCTTGACAGTGTGTACCTTGCAGAAGCGTTACAGTCCATATATACCATATACGAACTTCCTTATTACTTTGTAGGTAAGGTTTGTCACATAGGATATACAGAGAATGTAATTTCTACTCCCTTCGAGTACAAGAAAGGGCTTGTATCAATTAAAAAGACAAACGCCAATTATAAGATCGTTAATCGCGTTACTGGTGTTGGTAGTTCTGACAACATTCCTTTCTACTATCCGAATGATGATGAAAAAGGTACTATAGAACGCACGCAAAACCTTATGCCTTCCATTTATAGACAAACAAATGGAGCGGAAAGATTCTACAATGCACTTAACGATACGTATAAAATACCCGGTACAAATGATTACTATTTTTTCAAAAATACATATTCTTCTAAGAAAGTAAAAGAGATAAAGGTAGATTTTAGCGATATAAAGCCTACCATAGAAAATGTAACAAACGCTTCGGGACAGTTATTTGGTGAGATTGCGGATATTGCTTTTGATGATAACGATAGTGACGAACTAGGAACAGGAGAAGGGAATAATATATTCAATGGCACGGATGAGTATGTACATTCTTATTTCTACATAAAATTACATATATATAATGGGGATTACGGTTTTAACCTGTTCGAACAAGGTTTGGAAGGTGGTACGGCTGTAATCAATATGACTACGGGTAATTGTGCCGCTTGCGAGTTTGAAATAGGAGTTACCTATAAGGACAATGAACCGGGAAGGGCATTCAATCCTGTATTGGTGGATTCTTCCGGGAACTTGCCGGCAGGAGATTTTGAACAGAAGGTTACTTCACAAACATCCCAATATGTAGAAAGCCAACAAAACACTTCTACAAATGAGGTTTGGATTGCTGTAAAAAAGGACAATACAACTTTCGGGGTTGTTATGCCTAATGCCACAAATAACTATAAACCTTCTGTTGGGGATAAGTTTGTGATTACAGGTATTAAAATGCCGAAATCTCTTGTGCTTGCCGCCGAGAAGAGATTAGATGAGGCGTTGATAAAGTATATGTCTGAAAACAACGATGAGAAGTTCTCTTTTTCCGTAAGTTTCTCACGTGTCTTCCTTGCAGAAAACAGTATGTTAGCTGGTCTGTTGAATGAGAACTCGCGTATATACATAAAGTATAATGATAAGGAATACTTCATGTATGTGAACTCATTTACTTGTAAGGCGGATAAAAATTGCCTGTATGATATATCCGTGGAGCTAACAGATAAGTTGTCCGCCAATGTTTCCGCTTTGAGAAGTACGATTACAGAGATAGCCGGGGATATCATAGGTGAGAGGATGGGTGCCTCTCTCAACGTGTCAGATATTCTTGGCAGAATATCCCGTTATTTTATCTCAAAGATAAATAGCGACACCTCCAACGGTCTGATCACTTTCTTGAAAGGTCTTTTGATAGGTAAGAACGGTAGTGGAATTACTGTACTTGAGAACGGTATGTCACAGGCTGTTGTTGATTATCTGTATGTCAAGGTCAAAGCCGTGTTTGACGAGCTTGAGGTCAAGAAGAAAACGTATGTAGGTGGTGAGCAGGTGATTTCCCATGCAGGTATGAAATGCAACCGTGTGGATGAGTTGGATGATGTCTACCGCTGTTATTTTAAGGAAGAGGAAGACGGAATTGAGATAGAGAACCAGTTTACTCCGGGATCTCTTGCCATAGCCCAGGAGTGCAATATCAAGGCAGGCGTTTCTCATCATGTCGGCAACCGCCATTATTGGCGGTTGGTCACAGCAGTGGGTGAGAACTATATAGACTTGTCCAAGACCGTATGTGATCCTAATGTCGAGAATGATGTTCCGGTGGCAGGTGATGATATCGTGGGATTGGGCCATAAGACTGATATCACCAGACAGGCGGCGATAATTCTCTCTTCGGTGAACGAAGTTTCTCCGTCCATCATCATGTATCAGGGTATTAATGATTTTACCTTGACCGGGAAAGATGTCATTTCTTTTGATTTTGACAAATCTACCGGCAAAGTCCGGATGAAGGTGTACGGAAATACGTACATTGGTGACAAGGATCGGACCACTTACATGGAATATACTCAGGATAAAGGTGTTGATATCAAGGGTATGTTTCATATCGAACAAGGCTCCACCGGATGGCGTAACATGGAAGGCTTGCCGGATGAGATACAGGCGGCTGCTGATCTGGCCCAAAAGGCTCAGGATGCGATAGACAATGCGGCTGTCGGGAGTGTCAATCTGTTGCGTAACTCCGGGTTTACGGGAGATTATGAAAGTGAAAAATTGTCCTCTGATACTCAATTGTCTGCTGATACCGAATTATATAGCAAGCAATTAAAGTATTGGACGGGTGTGGCTACTGTATCCGCAGATAGTGCTGCCGGCTCTGGGTATTCTGCTTCAATCGGTAGTTTGTCCCAATCCGTGTCCTTGATTAAAAATGAAAATTATGTTATATCCTTTAAGGCTAAAGGTACGTCTGTGGCTGTTTCGTGTGGTGATTTCAGCACAACTCAGCCTCTTGCGTCCGATTATCAAAGATACACTTTCAAGTTCGCTTTTAATGGTACAGGTATTTTCATGCTTAGCAGTACCGCAACCATTTGTGACCTTCAACTAGAAAGAGGGACCATTGCCACAGACTGGAAGCCGTCCATTTTGGATAACGACAAGGCAACAGCCGGTTTTCAGTCAATCAATTATATCGCCAGCGCGATTAAGGATGGATCTGTGGATATCCTTGGCGGTTTGATATTGGCCAATATGATTCAGTTAGGTAACTACAAGGATGACAAGTTACAGAAGGTCACTGCCGGAGTAAGCGGCATATACAATGACGATGATGATGTGGCATTCTGGGCAGGTGGCACGCTTCAACAGGCTATATTAACCGTGATGAGGTTTCGTAATGATCCGAATTATCAACCTACCGATGAAGAATGGGCGAATATGGCAAACTTTGTAGCTACTCATGGCGGTAATGCTTTTTTTCGTGGATATATCTATGCTTTGGGCGGATATTTCCGGGGAAAAGTTGAAATAGCCAATGGTAAGATACTGTTGAATGAGGATGGTTCCGGGCAGCTTGCCAATGGGAACATTAAATGGGATGCAGAGGGAAATCCTGAATTTGTCGGGAAAGTGAAAGTTTCCTCACCGTCAGGTTACGAGATAACCATATTCCCTGAGGATGAATATGGGAGACCGTCAATTGATATTCATGATAATGATGGTAATTCGCTCTTAGATATATCCCTTCAATACGGATTGAGCGGTATGGTTCCCCGTATTTTTATGAATGATCCTTCCAATAGTGATGTATTGTATTTTCGCCCGGACAGTATGGTTGTTGAGCAAAGAGGAAGTGACGGTTATATATATCAGAGCCAGATAATGGGAGGACGCATAATTATGGTTAAGGGATCTGAGATTGTATGGGATCAGAGCGTATTGCCAAAGTAAAATGAAGTGATATGGAACTTAATAGTATTAATAAAACAGGAACTTGGAGCGAAACGGCAGACCGCATCAACAGCAACTTCAGCAAGATCTCCACTGAAGTGGAGAAGGTCAAGCAGAACGCTATACGCAACAAGGGATTGTTTTCTACGGAAGAAGCATTGCATGCTGCTGTCCCATCTCCAGTTGTGGGCGACTGGGCTGTCGTGGGGGATACCATACCCGGTCCTATATATGATTGCAAGATAAAGGGGAAATGGAGTCCTACAGGAACAACCGGAGGCGGTGGAAGTGTTGACCTTTCCGGCATCTTGACAGCCGAGGAGATAGATGATGTAACATCAATATTATAGTGTATTATGAGAATTAATTATCAGTCCGATTTTAAGATCATAGAGAAGAACTTGAATGGGGATGTGAATACTCCCTTCCGGTTTACTTACTTCAATCCGTTTAAAGGACAGTTTATAGCCTCCTTTGACGGACAAGAGTATGTGGGTTGCAGCCGTATGGAAGATGGCAGTCTGCTTGTTGCTTTTGACAACCCCGGTTTCTCTCCCGGTATGTTGAAGGTCAAACGGGAATACTTCATCTCTGATGCTGACTTTAGAGATGGCATCTGCAACATTGTATCTATTGAAGATACAGGGATTGTGCTGACTACTGGAAAGACCGATGAAAGCACAGCGGAAATAACATCTTATCCTGATTATGTCGTCTACAATGCGGTGCAGAGCGTATCTCTGTCAGATCAGGAGTATGATGATGTGCTGAGTGATTTTAATAGTTAATAAATAATTACATAAAATAACAACAGTCCAAGTTCCGGCGGAACTTAGGCTAAAACAGGAGATATTATGGTAAAAATGCATAAACTGACGAAGGGCGGACAAACCATTTACCCGGCTACCATCTATGATGCGGTGGTCAATCCAAAGACGCGTAAGAGCTTGACTACGGAAATATCTGATTTAGACGTTGGATTAACTTCTATTAAAAACAAGACAGAAGGTATTTATAATACGATTGACCAGATAACAGATAAAACAATAGCTAAAATTGTAGGGTCCGATTTTAACGAAACGTATGTAACATCATGGGGACAAGGTGGCATATCCACTACGACTGGCGCTATTGAAGAGGGAGGCAAAACAAGAATACATTCAGATCTTATAAATACAGGTGTTGACATTTCAATAGAAAGTGGATATAGATATTATATAATTTATTACAATGAAAATGGGTCTTTTGCTGCTAAAGATAGCAATTGGAAAACTGATAAAAGCACAACATCAACATCTTATAAGAAATTTCGTATCATGGTTTCTTTGATTAAAGAAGCCACTATAGATATAGAATCAGGGAAACGGGTTACTATAAGTAAATTATATCAAAATGAGGCGTTATGCCCAGATATCAACATGTTCAATAAAACGGTTGAACAGATAACTGATGAAACAAAACAAATTGCAGAATCATACAATGATTTGAGTAATGAAATGGAACGCAACCTAACCGAGATTAAGGGTGGCAATTATATGGAAAAACAGGATCTATTGTGCGTACAAGGGAGTATCAATTCGCAAAGCGGTATACTACAACCAGGTGGGACCAATAGAGTCTATACCAAGATAATTAATACAGGAACTGATATCATTATCAAGACCGGTTATAGAATATATGTCATGTTTTATAATGACCCTGCCGGTGAGTCTTTCAATTCAAAAGATGGTAATTGGAATACTGTATATACTACCATTCCCACAAAAACCCAATATTGCAGATTGATGATCGCTAAAATTGATGATACGGACTTGTCCCCATCGGATGCATCTGAGAATGTTCTGGTAGGGGATTTGACCAGTTATCCTTCAATGTTTATGCCATTAGTGAATTTGAGCACTAATCCTGCCGGATCATTTATGGCAAAAGATGATTTATTGACTTTATTTTTTTACTTAAGGGATAATCAAAGAAAAAAATACGTAACATCATTATCTAAGACCTATTATGTAAGTACAGTCAATGGCTTGGATACCAATGATGGTTTGTCTGACTCAACTCCGTTGAAGACTTTGAATAAAGCCGATGAACTGATGACCGATGGGGACACGGTCCTTATTGAACGAGGAAGTATATTTAATACAGAGGTACAAGTCTTGTCTAAAGAAGGAATCAGAGTGGATTGTTATGGCGACATGTCCAAGGATAAACCTTTGTTTTTGAATTTGCAGACAATACCGACCGTATCTATATCAGATATTAGCTCTGTTAATGACATTGAGTCTTTGGATAAATTATACAAACTGCGCGGCTATAGTAACATTTATGTTCTAAAGCATCACTATGGTTCGGGCAGCAAGGCCAGATTTGTTTGTCAGGTATTTTTAGACGGGAAAAGAAATGGATGGTGGCTTGACGCACAGAAAAAGTCCAGTTCGGATGCCATGGACTGGCTAGAAAACAATCCGGGTAGCTCCTATTGGTTCAGCGGATACGATTCAGAGTCATGGGGGGAAGGGGATTATTATATATATTTATCAACAACCGATATTGCAGGAAAAATAGTGGAGATAACTCATGAAGTGACAGAGATTGGGAAAAAAGGACAAAAACTGCAAATCACCCAATATGCTTCTGATATTCGTAATATCGTTTTTCGAGGTGGTGACTCTACAGACGGTACTGTTATTCCTAATGGATTTTATGAGGGGGTAGAAAGTTTGGATTTTGGTAGACATGGTTTTCTGTTTAACAGGTCTGCGGCTCCCCATACTCACATGATGCTGAATTGCAGAGCTGTATCAAGAAGTGGAGCAAATGGAGAGTATTATCATCACATGTATTATAATTACCATTATTATGGAGAACTATTGGCATTTATCGGTTGTGAGGCCATAGGCAGACATGAATATCTTGGTACTGCATTTGCCGGGCATGGCACAAGTTCGGTAACAGGGATGCCTTTCGATGCCATGTATCTGTATGACTGCTACTGCGAGGGTGTTAATGTGGTTGTCGGTGCCAATGGAGCGCAAATGAATTATTTAAGGAATATAAGAGTTAAGGAGGTTGGACATATTTGCATACGTACACAGGGATTACATGCAGTAGGTATTTTCGGAACATTGTATCCCCCGCAAAATAATTGGAATGAACCTGTATTCGCTGAACCAATCGGTTATAATGTCTTAAAAAATATACGTATAAGGAGTCGAACAGGAATGGGGACATTACTTATTTATAAAGACTCGGCGAACAAAGATGCAGGAAAGGTGGTTTTTGAAAACGCTACAATTATAGTGGAAAGTGAAGGGAAACAGGCTCCTGTATATAAATTTGGGGCGACTCTGTTTAGATTGGCTGACAATATATCTGTTGTTTTCAATAGGTCATTCGTTGCTGTAGATAATGGGCTGGAAACCACATCCTCCATGTTGTGGGATAACGAAACGACACCAGACATAGAGTTTATAGATTCAGAGCTATACGGTATCAAGGATAATCGTTTGCACAGCGATGATAAAAATTCATATTTCTATGAGAGTATGGATGGGATTTTTTCAAAAATCAACAATCTAACAAAATTAAGTTATGTTGAAGATAACTGTATATTCAATTTGTAAAGTATGACTCAGAATATTTGAAATTTCATAAAGCATATACTATGATGTAAGGGCTGATCTTGGTGTGGTCAGCCCTCTACCCCTAGAACCATTCTGCATTTGGGTGTACTTCTACGGACAGACGGATGCGGAATGGTAAAAGTAGAACAGAATATATGGAACTTAATACAATAAACAAAACAGGAACTTGGAGCGAAACGGCAGACCGCATCAACAGCAACTTTAGCAAGATCTCCATTGAGGTTGAAGAGATAAAGCAGAACGGCGGTGGCGGCAGTGGTGGCGGGGGCGATGTCACTAACGCTGACCATGCCACATCTGCATACACGCTGGATAAGAATACGCCTGTGCTTGACTGGTTCTTATCCGCGCTGAACGATGATGATGCGCAAGGCATAATCAATTTTCTTAAAGGTCTGAAAATATCCGGGAATTTGGTAAGCCGCATTGTGAAGCAGGGTGACAAGGATGTTACCTACACCGATGAAGACGTGATGAGCGCATTGCGTGTAATGATTGAGATAGAGAACAGTGTGGAGAAGATGAAAGAGATATTCTTGCGGAAGGACGTGGCGGATTCCACTAAGTACTTGTTATCCTTACTGGGCGGAGTCTTGATTAATAAATATGCCAAGTTCGGTGATTTCGTTACTGGTGTATCAGGTGGATACATAGACGAAAAGGGTGACATGGAAATGGGAAGCGGCGTTTTCCGTAAGCGTTTGTTTGTCCCTGAAATAGCCTATAACCGTACAACCTATTTCAAAGGACGTATGGTAAACTCCCCCGGTGGCGGTTGTAGCGTATTGTCATACGTGGATAACGGCGATGGAACCTACACCATCACTCCCGATCTGACGGACGCGGACGGATTGAGCCAGTTTGTTGATGATATCCTTACCACCTATTTTGTGACTAAGAATAGCGAAGGCAAGCTGAATGGCTTTGAAGAGATGAAATTCCGGGTGACTGCCGCAGATTATACCGCCAAGAAATTTACTGTCATTCCCCGTCCGGGACATTCTGACTGGAAACCTGCCGAGCAGATGGTATTGGCACAAACAGGTAATTTTACGGACCCGGAACGTCAGACTTATATACTTATTGATTCAGTCAACGGAAACAACTGTATTACATTCTTTGACAATGCCAACACTTGGGACCCGGAGCCGGCGCAGATGCCTGCGTGGTTCGGCAAGAAAAAAGGCATGACTGTAGCCGGTATTAATGCGGACAATTACTCAGCCGTTCTTCAAAACATTATCATGACTGGGCTTATCTTTCAGATAGATGAGATAACGGGGAACAAGGTTCGTGTACCCTTGGACAAGGGTGAATGGGTTGCAGGTAAGTACGCTTACTATGACCGGGTGTCACATAACGGGGCTTTGTGGTTGTGTGTTGATGATAACGGCACGACAACAGAACCGTCAGATGATAACCCGGCATGGCTGAAACAAGTGGACAAAGGTGATAAAGGTGATCCGGGATTGTCCGTAGTAGGTGGCGGTCATTGGGAATCCGCCAAAACCCCGTACAAAGCCAATACAATGGTCACTCTTGCCAACTGTGTCTTTATATCTAAGGTGGAAACATCCAATCCTCCCATCAGAATATTGCGTGTCAAAGGCGGCAATTTCTTAAGAAAGAAGGACGGTGGTTATTATCTTGCTGGGAAACCTGCCGACTGGGAGGTTAACGAAGACTGGGACATGCTTCTTGACGGGCGTGAACTGAAAGGCGAGAGCATCACTTTCCTTGGTGAATTTGCCACGGCTCCAGCCAACCCGAAAAACGGTGATTCATACCGTAACACAACTGACCGCGCCACCTACATCTATCAGGACGGAAGATGGCAGCTTATGATATCGGACGGGAAAGACGGTAAGGGCTATGAGTATATATACACAAGAGGCAATATCATAGATAACACCCCTGAAAAGCCGGACAGTCAGCAGAAAGATGGTTATGTTCCGGAAGGCTGGACGGATAATTATCTTGGTACGGACATAGACCATCAGGTTGAATGGGGTTGTACACGTTTTAAGGAAAACGGCGTATGGTCTGAGTTCAGTGATCCTGCCGTGGTGCATCGCTGGAGTAAGGACGGAGAGAATGCCATCATGGCGGACTTCGATAACGAGATGGTCAATGCAGCCCTTACTTCGGACGGGAAGGTCGTGTCCTCACAGACTTGGAATACAACTGTCAGCATGTGGTATGGAACGGAAAAGCTCACCCTTGACAGCATCACCTGTACACCTGACACAAATCTTCTGTGTGCGACAGACAAGAATACGGGAGTGGTGACAATATCGGTATCTGCCGGAGCTACTCTTGCTGCGACAAACACGGTGAAGATCACAATCAGGGCTACAAAGAACGGGCAGCAGTATTCCCGTGATCTGTCATTCACTGTAGCCGGGGTCCGTGGAGGTGCGGACGGTTCAGATGCCGTGCTATACAGTATAATCGTTTCTGCCACTTCTGTAAGCAAGGACAAGAATGGAAACTACAGCGTGTCTTCCGTATCATGTTACAGGCAAAAGTCAGTGGGAGGCGTGATATCCACCACAACGGACGGTACATTGAAATACAGCATAGACGGTGGAACAGAAACTACCATAAACAACAATACAGCCATATCAAGCGGAAACTTTACGAAGACATTGAAGTTTATCTTTTACGTGAATGACCAGATAGTGGATGTTGAAACCGTTCCCATGCTTTCTGACGGAAAGGATGGTGCTGACGGTGAGAGCATCACAGCAGCCGGTCATTGGGAATCCGCCAATACTCCGTATGCCAAGAACAGTACAGTATCGTTTGCCGGAGGATCTTACTTAAGCAAGGTTGAAACCTCCAACCCTCCGATTAAAATCGCCAAGTTCAGAAACGGCAGACTCCGCAGGAAAAGAGACGGCGGATACATCCTCGCCGGCAGATCTGCGAACCGGACGGTACATGCGGACTGGCAGGAGATGGTTGCTCCCGTCGGACCGTCGGCATCCTACTGGCTGGACAGTCCTGTCAGCGTGATCAACTTCACTTCAACAGGCACGCCATCCCCGTCTGGATTCCTTGTCACTTGCAAACAGAATGTGGCAGGCAATGTAAGCACGTGCAGCACGCTTTATCTGGCAGCCCGCAAATACAACGGAAGCTGGCTGGCTCACGTAGGTGCTACCCTAAGCAATCAGATATCCGTTCCAGCGACAGCCGGATACACCCAGTTTGCCGTCCGGGCTTATAAATCCGCGTCGGACGCAAACGCATGGAATAATAATTTTGTCGCTGAAAAAGGGGTGGGTGTTGCAAATGATGGTTCCATAGGAGCGACAGGAGCAACAGGGGCGTTTCCCCGTGACAGAGGCGTATGGGCTTCCGGACAGACTTACGTCTGGAATGCGGATTACCGGGATAAGGTCATATATCTGATAGGGGGAGTTTATTATAATTTCCTTGTAAAAAATTACGGCGCTTCCGTTACCGCTGCACCCACATCTGTCAACGGTGATGCCAATTGGGAAGCTATGCAGAAGTTTGGGAATATCGCCACTGACACCCTGTTTGCCGATGGTGCGAATGTAGCCGGCTTCATGTTCAAAGACAAGGTTCTCAAATCTTTTAATGACAAAGGTGAAACTCTTCTTATCAACGGCGTAACCGGGTATTTTAAATGTAAGAATGCAGAGATTACAGGAACAATCACAGCGGATAAAGGACGTATCGGTCCGTTCTCCATCGCTTCGGGAATATTGTCCTCAAAGATCCTTTATGAAAATGAAACAAATAAATACGTCGGTTTCAATTTGTCTGCCGGACAAATTGAGTTTTATAACGAAAGGACATTTGCAAACGTAAGAATCGGGGGAAACACGCAGTTTGTCACCATTGAAGGGATTAAGTATGATGCTGGAATTGACATACAGAGTCCAAATGCCATGATCGGGATGCACATCAAGACTCCAAGCATTCCTCTATTCGTGGAGGGAGGTAACATTTTCCTTCATCCGAACAATGACAGCTATGTTTCTCTTCGTGGCATAGTTGGCAACTGGAGGAACATATCCGTCAGCACTCCCCTGAATAACAATGATGATAATGTGATGTTTATTAATACGGGCAATATAGAAGTGACACTTCCTCCGGATGTTCCGGGACATACTATATACTTCAAACGTATGAGCGGCGGAGTAAGATTGACAGGAGGACGGATCCTGCCTGCTCCCGGAGGACAGGAGGTGTCTTATATTGATTTGGATTTTGCATCCGGCTTCATTAAGTGTATGGGTAATTATTGGGTTATGTTTTATTGCGGATAATTTAAATATAAAGTATGAGAATAAATTTTGCACAATTCCCTATTTATGATGGGATTAAAAAAGAAAAGCTTATAGCCAGTAACATCACTGAGGCCTTCGGTGACTGGATATATAAGAACGTAGCGGGCTTGAAGGCGCATCTCCTTGCGGAGAAAATCTTCAAGTCGACTGTAGATGGTGTGGAACTTGACGAAGAGGAGGTGGATATCATAAGACGTTCTACCCCTATGTTGTCCGGCTTGCTGGCCGATTCGTTGAATGATTATCTGGATAAAAAGAAGGAGGAACAACATGAAGATTGAGAATTTGGAACGCGCCAGCCGAATCAATGACGAACTGGCGAAACTGAAGCTGGCGAAAAATACATTGAATAACGGAGGCTATGTCCGTATCTACAGTAGCGCCCGGTCAAGTGCCGGATGTGTGGAACTGGATATAGCGAACTTCAATGACGAGGTGAATACGTGTATAGACAACCATATTGCTGAACTTGAATCAGAAATAGAAACGCTATGAAAAAGGTATATTGTAACAACCTTCTGGCAAAGGTGCTGCTTGCGTTCAGTTCTTGCCATACGATAACAATCGGTCCGTTTGTTTTAAGCAAGCGACCGGAAGAGAAAATCACTCAGAAAGTGAGAAACCATGAGTGTACCCACGCCCGTCAATGGGTTGAGATGGCAGTTGCCACCGGTACAGTTATCTGGATCTTGCTGTTGTGTTTTGACCTTTCCGCCTGGTGGCTGGTACTGGCCGGGCTGGCATTCTATCTCTGGTATGGTGTGGAGTGGCTGGTCAGGGCGGTACGGTTGAAGGATGCCGGCAGGGCGTATAAGACGGTATCATTTGAGAGGGAGGCATATTCCAACGAGGATGATCCGAATTATATTGAGAACAGTAATTATTTTGCATGGGTGAAGTATTTGTTTTAATTTTAAAATTTGCATTATGGACTTGAATAATATAGTTGGCTTTAAAGCTGTGGATAAAAACGGCAAAGAACGACAGGTGACCGTCGATGAGATGACAGAATTAGTTTCCGCACGGATTGTTTCCGCTGCATCAGAAATATCAACATTTGCTGCCGCTGCGGCAGCCGGAACAGATGAGTTTGAGGACCAGTTGCCCCAGTCCGACACCTTCTCTTGGCTCCGTACTTTGGACGGTTCCAAGAACCCAACTTTAACATCTTCTTCGGCTGCCGCGAAAGTCCTGGGAGAACTGATTGGTACAGCTACGGCTAATAAGAATGGATTAATGAGTAAAA